AACATACCCATACTTGCTGCGAGTATCTGTGCTAATAGTTGTGATGCTGTGAGTGACATATCTTGTAATTCGTTATATGGTTTATTGACCCAGTTTATCATTTGTGTGTTTTCCAGTAGTCCCAGTTCTTGCCCTCAAAAGTCCATTCTGTACGTTTTTCTCCCGTGGAACGTGTGACCTTATAGAGTGCATATGGTATTAACAGTATATATGATAGGATCAATGTGAGAAATATGAACCCTATCGTGTTATGCAGCCATGGTATATTAATGATAAATCGTGATAATTGGTGACCTATAATTGGAAATCACCATCATCGGGACCCAATGTCGAGTAATCTACTGGAAACTTGCCCACGTTTGGTATCTCTTTATACTTTGGTACTGATTTTTCCAGTTGTTCTATGCGTCTTTGTAACTTTGCGTTCTTGGTTTGTAATACGTTTATTTGCGATTCTAATATCGTGCATCGGGTTCTCAGTTGTGTCGTTTCTGAATAGTCTGACATAGTGTTCTCCTATGTGACGATTATAGTGGTATGTATAATGGTAAATCATCAGCGTATTAACCTCCAGCGAAAACATTTGGAGATCCTTGGGCAACAGATGTACATGCTACGATACTATCACCAATTCTACCAGAACCACGACCATTAACAATCACCGTGGCAGAGCCAACTGCGATAGGCATAGCATGTGGACAACAACATGGAGGACAACCACATGGTTTAAGATGTACAGTATTTAAATCTCCTTGTCTTGACCAAGGGATACCATTAACCAGAACATTTGGTGATCCCTGAGCTCTAAATGGTGTAGTACAATGTGTTACGTCAGCATCTCCGATTCGTGTTGCAGCTGGCATTACTCTATCTCTCCATTGCTTAATTTTGTTGAAATATCTTTAACAGTAGCACTACCAAATACTGAATCATACATGAATCTGTAGTAGGGATCTTGTATGTGTCCTGAAACTTGGTAAGCCTGAATATACTGTTCTAATTTATCGACAACCATGTTATAATAAGCCATGTCCGTTGTGATATGTGTCGTAAAATGTCCCTTGTGAGTATCTACAGTATTGCCATATGTAGTCATGCCTGTTTGAACAGGAGAAATTGGAGCAATAACAGCTGCTGGTGTAGTGCTAAATGGATCGGCATTAACAGCAGTCACTATATTCAAACTATCATATGTTGTTGGTATTGGATTAGTATCGAGATGAGTTTGTGCATTGGCAACAGTCGTATCAGCAGTAAATAATGTACCAAATAGTCCTGTAAGATAGTTAGTGAATGTTATACCAAAACGATTTTCTGTGTCTGTAACTGCCATAGCCAGTCCCATGAGTCCATTTAGATTTGGTTTAATAATACCAGATGGAGGAGCAGGGTCAATACCACATAGTAATTCATTATGCAATTTAAAATTATCGAGATCAACAACTGTAAAATAGTTTTTGAATGTCGTTAATTTACCTTGTGTTGCAGTATTAGCAGTTGCATATGCAGTAGCAGCATCAGCAATACTTGTCATATCTGCATCATCAAATTCAGCATCAGAAAATCCAGTTGGCAATGTTCCACTCACATAACCATTCATGGTAGCAGCTTCTGCTGTTGCAATTGCTCTATCTGTTTCCAACAATGCAATAACAACATCCACACGAGCCAACATTGTAGTCAATGCACTTGCAAGTGGATTAACAAATGCAGTACCACCAATTAAAGATGTACCAAGTAATCTAACGTGTTCTTTCTCCGAACCAAAACTATCGGCTGGAAATGTTGGTGTAAGTCCTGCTGTAAATGTAATAGGCATAATATTAGTTTAATGTAATGATGCCAGCATCCATATCTATCTGAGGACCGGCAGTTAATTTTCTAGTTGATGACACATCAGTAGTCTGTGTCGATTTATATGATTCTTTTACAGTACTTGTTACAGTTTCTTCTTTCGTATCATCATACGTTTCTTTGACAGCTTTCTTGACATACTCAGTCTTTGTACCATTACAAACTATATTCCAGTTACCATCAATCTGTTGTTCCACATTACCCTTGACATACCAACTTGCATTTGCATCAATGGTAATATTACAGCTCCCCACTATGTGTATATTATCATCTTTAGCCTTGATAGTGTAATTATCACCAACGATTTTATGGACAGTCGTACCATCTGGATGTATTTCTTCAAATGTACCAGACCTATGATACTTATGTACTCTCTCATAATCTGTTGTATCATCCCACTCCTCAATATGTCCAGACTCAGATTGTCTTACATGATTCTTTGGATATTCTGCACCATATGGAACTTCTGGTTCATCCCATTGAGTCTGCACATTAGCCATTGGTATATCCTTACCATTAGCAATTCGTGCATCTTTCTTAACTTGCAATACTGGATGTTGTTTTGCATTGTCGTTTACAGCAAGTCGATTTGTATCTGGTTCATTAAGTCCAGCATGCCATGGAGCTACTTCTTTAACTTCTTGTGTTGGATAGACACCATTTGGATCATTGAATCCAAGTTTTATATCTGGTTTATCTTCTGGTATTCCACCAAAAGTTCCCATCATAACTGGATCCTGGCAATGTTTACCATCACGAAAAAAACCAAAGACCCAAGTACCCTCAACTGGCCCTGTTGGTGATATACCAATTCCATTAATAGCTGCACTATTGATTGGTTGTGATGGTGTAGCCCAAGGCAACTTCTCAGTTGGTATATGGTCTACGTCTTTTTTATCTGAATGATAACCAAGAATACGAACACGACAACGACCCAACTTCAATGGATCGTCACGATCTTCAACTACTCCAGCCCACCATGTAAAAGTTCCATACATTATGTATGTTCTCCAAGTTTTAATGGCATTCGTGAAGTAACAACATCTTCCAATGCATCTTTTCTTAATTCTATTAACATAGAATAATTAACTTCTCCTTGTTCATATCCAAGAATATGTCGAATTGCTGTAATCATATATGCACCAGACAAATATTCATCAAATGCTGAACCATGTTTACCATGACTAGTTGTTTCTGGTGATGGAACTACTAAATTAACTACCATACCAATACGAATAAATGAAAGACCAGAACACTTAACCATCATTCGTACTCCATCATATTGCATCATTTGTGATGCTCGTCTTTGTTTCCATTCTTCAGCTTTATTATCATATGTTGAATTAGTATTAATAGCATACATATTGTCATGCTTTGGATAATAATTAATTCGACTATCTGTATAATCAGTTAACAGTCTACCTTCTTCAATAGCTGAACCAGCATCAAATGGTGGAGCAAATGATGTTCTGAAAGTATTTCCAGTTTGATATTCTGTTTCTGAATTAGATACCATAGGCCACTTACCAAGATGATTTATCATAGGATCTCCCCAATCTACATAAGGATGATAATCATGTTGTAATATTTTCTTCTTAACTATGTCATGTGTAATAAGTTTAGAAGAATACATACCTTCATTAATATTTTTTACTTTCTGAAATTGACCAGTATATTTTATATAATCGACTTTAATAATCTTTTGAGATAAAGATTCCATTCTTGTTGGATCAACAGCATTCTCATTTTTTGCAAATGTTAACTCTGGTTTTGCTTCAGCTAACTGATTCAAACTTCTAAAATGTGTACAGTCCATTGTTTCATAATACAAATAATTCCGAACTTTTTTTATATCTTCTGGACAAGCTCTATCACATAACCACTTAAATGTTTCAAATGGTGTCCAACCTGGAACAATACAATCTATTCGTTCAGTTGGTTCAGTTTCTAAATCACCATGACCATCATCCAAATAATTACTCCATATATCACCAACAATCTCATCTGCTGTCCACGCACCATCACTATATGCTTTACTTACACGCGTATGAACATTACTCATATATTGTTCAGATAAAAGATCAAGTGTAAATTGTTGACTTTTTGGTGTTTTCTGAAAACGACCTTTTAAGTCGTGGATATGAAATAGTGGAGGACTTATAATTTTATCAGTAGAATCAGAACCAGACAAACGATATTTGATCTCAACTGTTTCTTCACCACAAATAGGTAATTTATATGGAAGATTAAATGCTTCTGTTAATGTAAGATTAGCAGACAAATATTGATTAAATATATTTTCATAAATATTCAATTCTACCAAATGTGGTGTTAAGTCATATGAACCAAATGATGAATGAATATTTAAATGATCTATCGTAACATCAGAAGCATATATTTGAGTGGCCATAATAAACCTTTATTTGTCTGCAAGCAAATTCTTAAATTCATCAACTACAGCTGTAACATATTGTGGATGTAAAACTCTAATAACTCGCTTGGCATCATTTACTAATTCTTCGTGTCCAAGATTTGTAACAACAGTTGCATTAGGAGCATCTGAATCAACTTGATAATTATTTGTATCTACATAGTGATGTGTTCCATTAATATTTGCATACTTTTTCTGACAAAACTTTTTTAAATCATAAGTATTCATTGGCCAATCATAATATGGATTCAACATAGATGAACCATTAATATATAAAATCAACCAATGTAACTCAGAATCACCATAATATTGATGTGCAAGTGTTTCTGGTTTTTCTCCATCTTGAATAATATGTTTTTCAAATTGAGCTGCACCAACTAATACTTCTTTACCAGAACCATCTACATCAGCCCAACCATGAAAATTAATCAATACTCTTACAAGAATATTAGTTACCATATCATGTCGTGATTGATTTGTCAATCCACGAATATCATGCAATATTTTTGGAAAATACTTAAAATAAGCCATTAGAATCCTCCATATGGTTCGTAATCAGAAGCAAAACCTGACCCCTCGTCAGCCACTAAATCTTCTGCCATGACCAATTCTGTTTCTTTAAATGATAAAGATAATTGAATAGCATTTGGTCTACCACCTTCATGTGCTGACCATTGATTGTCTGGAGTATAATTAGTAGTTACATTACCACAAACAACTGGCTTCAATTGTGGTAAAGAACTATTAGTATTCCAAGTATCTTCTAATCTACCTGCTTTTGATTTGGTTAAAAATTCAATATTAAACTCCATTGGATAGTTCATAAATGATTTTCCAAATTCACCTTGTACATAAGTAGGCCTTGAATTTAATCTAAACATCTTAATAATACTATGAACAATTGCTTGTTCTTTTGTACTTTTTGGAAGAAACTTAAAATCAAACTGAAATTGACGAAATCCAATACCAGAAAACATCATTTCCATATATGGATTTTGTGCAACTGCTAACGATTTTTCTAATCCTTTTTGTATTGGACTTCCTGCTGCCATAGCACCTAGTGCCATACCAAACAATCCACCTTGTACTCCCATTTTACTCATAAGTGCCCCAATGCCACCAACAGCTGAACCAACAATATTACCAACATTACCAGCAGCAACACCCTTCAATGTCGAAACTGCTTGACTATCACCCTCAACAGCACTCTTTACCATATTGCCCATTGCTCCAATTTCTTGACCACTCCAATCAGCTTCTTCATTAAACTGAATTGCATTAGGCATATTCAAATAAATTGCACCAAGTTCATTTGCCGTTTGACCCTGTGCTTTTAAATCTCTAACATTTTTTTGAACACCTTCCATTGAAGTAAGAAATGTATTGATCCCGGTACCAAATAGTTGAAGAACATTTTCTGGGGGATCCTCACCTTTTATTTCTTTATACCTCGCCTTATACGAAGCATTCAACTTCTCTGCTGCAGCTTCTGGACTTAAATTCTCACTTGCTATTTTATTTTGTTGTTTTTTTACCCATTGGTCATCTAAACCAGCTGCTTTTTCAGCTGCACGCCAACCCTGTGCCATCTTTTCCTGAGCTTTGCCACCAGCTGTAACTACATTCTCAATGCTCATCCCAATTCGTTTTCTAACTCCAAAACGAATACAATCAGGATAAGTAAATCCATCTTCATCACCCTCTACCAAGTGTCTATCAAGATCATCTGGATATGATAATGTATCAAAATCTCTATATTCAAATTTTTGTTTTGCCATCTAATATTCCTTTGCCGTTCTAATAGTTTTTTTCCACATTCGTTTATTATCTATAAGATTGCCTCGTATGCCTAAAAATCTTTCTGTTGGAACTGTAATAGCTAACTCCCAATCCATTGGATGTACTTCAATAATTTTTGATTTTATCTGATCGGTTCTATATTGTCTATATGATGCTTTTGAATGTCGAAACAATCTGTGATTCCAAAGTGTTTTTCTAAATTTAGTTGCATATAAACGACTCGTTTTTTGATAAACTTGATTATTCAAAAAATCTAACATTCGACCAAGTTGTATAATTCTATTTTTATAATCCATATGATGAAAATTAACACCAGAAATATTATCAGCATCTTCATATAAAGATATTACTAAAGGCCAATTATCATATTCTTCTTCTGGCACACTTGGTTCATAACGAAAAAAATACATACGACCAACAATGATATTATTTGCTTTTTTGCCACCAGTTTTTATCATTTGTCGAGAACGATAATTCACTCCATACTCAGCTGCATAGTCATGGTAAAAATCTCTTGTAACTTTATTTCTTGTTAACAAAGATTTTTGTTTTGCTCTTTTATGAGCCTTCTGAAAAAATGATTCTTCTGTTAAAAATTTAATATGTGTGTCGAGTACACTTTCTATTTTTTGTTCTTGTACTGTACTTTGTTTTGGTTGTTTTCTAGTTATTACTCCCTTAGCTGTTTTTAATGTATCGTGAACAAAACCAGTAACTCTACCACTTGGCCCAAATCTTACTGGTGGAAAACCAAGTTTCCCTAAAGTATTATTATAAACTTTTCCTTCTTCTCTCGTAAACTTTGTAATAATACGTTCTATCTCACCAGAGTCCACCAATGCTGATTTCATTTTTCGTAATGGAACACGTTTCATAATTTTAAAACTCATAGCAAAAAATGATCTTATTCCTGGCAATCTTTGTGCTACTGCCATAGTAGCTAAAATATCACGTTCATCACCAAGTGTACTCGGTCTATCACCAGGATATAGTTTAACTTTTCTTAATGTGTTAACTAGACGACTTGCCATTCTTCTTATATTTATAAGGTCTTGATGGAATATCCAACTCTTTTTCTGTTAAAATAACGAACTCCATACCACGTTTTTCAGCCCATTTTCGTGCGGCCTTGAATTTACTCTGATTCACCATAAATCGTTTCAAATCATTCTTATACTTAATAGAGATTCTCTTTCGTTTCTTAGGAGGCCGACATTGGCTAGCAGGCTTCACTTCGATAATATACTTCTTAATCTCTCCTTCTGGATTCTGTATCTTTACATAAAAATCAACAAAGTATCGTCTAGTTTTCTTCTCAATCTGGTTATAATATGGAATAATAACATTCTCAGATGCCCACTCCAATACAGATGGATGACGATCAAGATACTTCATATACTTGAGCTCCCATGATGATCTATACACAACTTCTTGCAAATCTGCTACATATTTTGCCTTATTGTGTACTTTATATTTGCCAACGTGCTTCTGAAAATTCATATTAGATGTATAAATATATAGAGTCACTAGTATTTATAACGGAGAAAACAATGCCTTATCAAGACCCACAATTTCCTTGGTTATCACCAGTAAATGGCAGATACGAACATTCTGGTGTAGCTAATAATTCGTCTAAACCAGAACCAAATAGAAGTGGTAGTACAGAGCCACCACAACAAAGTGCATACGGCACAGTAGATGGTTTTAGACGTTCATTGTTAGAAAAAGGCTTTGCAAGACCCAATCTATTTGTTGTAGAAATTAGTTGTGATGTAGGCAAACACGCCTATGCAAAAAAATTAGGTATGTCATGTCATGCAGCTCAAATTCCGGGAATAAATATAGCAACAACTGATAAAGATATTGGTTTACGTTCTGTTGCCTATAATCAAATTTACTCTGACATCATTCTATCTTTTTATTGTGATTCAAATATGCATATGTATGGATTTTGGGAATCGTGGTGTAAAGATATAATCAATCCTGTAGATCGTAGAAACAAATACTATGATGATTATGCTAAAAATCATAATATTACAATTATACAACTAAATAGACAAAAAAATGCAGTAGCAAAGTTTATATTACAAGAGGCTTATCCAAAACAAGTTGATCCTATTTCATTAGATTATAGTTCAAGTGGTAATATAACGTCTTTAAATGTTACAATAACATATCGTAAAGCTGTAACTCATTATTTGTCAGCTGAAAGTGGTTATACACATGATAAAAATACTGTTGAATTTAGTCAGATGTTTAATAACCTTGCAATAATGAATCAAATAATAAATAGAACAGGAGAAGCAGTAGCAGAAAATTTTGCAGGAACTTTCTGGGATCATATCCAAAAACTAGAGAGTGTTATAACACAAAAAGAGAAATCACAAGTCGGAGGAGCTGGAGGAAGCAGACATAACCAAACTGCATCAACTGGAGTTTAATACTATTAACATCATTTTATATAGGAGTGAAATGAAATGGGATTACCAACAATTACAGTACCACAATATGAATTAGCATTACCATCTACAGGAAAGACAATTAAATATCGACCCTTTCTTGTTAAAGAAGAAAAAATTCTTTTAATGGCAATGGAAAGTGAAGATACAAAACAAATTATAAATGCAACCAAAGAAATTATTAAAAATTGTATTACTGGTGAAGATTTAAATATAGATACAATGCCTCTTTTTGATATTGAATATCTTTTTCTCAACTTACGAGCCAAGGCAAAAGGTGAAATAATTGAGTTAAAATATAAATGTCCTAAGTGTGAAGGAGAAATACCAATAGGAATTAATATTGAGAACATTAATGTTAAGAAAAATGATAAACATACAGATACAATCAAAATAAATGATGAACTTGGTATTGTAATGAAATATCCAACTATAGACATTCAACAAGGAATGGATGCTAGTGAAAAACAAGATATTGAAAAATTATTTGATATTATCATATCTTGCATTGATTATATTTATGATAAAGAAACAACATATGCAAATGCAGATCATACTTCAGCAGAACTGAAAACATTCTTAGAATCTTTAACTGATACTCAATTTCAAGAAGTATCCAAGTTTTTTGATACACAACCAAAGCTTCAACATGAAATTAGCTTACATTGTAAAAACAAAGTTAAAAAGACAAAGAAAGAATGTGGTTATAAAGAAAAACAAACCTTGGAGGGTTTGCAGTCTTTTTTCGGATAGCCCTTTGCCATGAGTCGTTAGCAAATTTTATGACTTGTAATTTTAATATGATTCAACATCATAACTGGTCAATGAGTGAGTTAGAAAATATGTTGCCGTGGGAAAGGGAGATTTACGTTAATCTATTAGTCAAGCATGTAGCAGAAGAAAATGAAAGAACTAGACAACAAAATGCACAACAGAGGAGTAATTAACTAATGGGGTATTGGGACGAACAACAGCTGAAGCAAATGGGCAGGATGGATCAAATGCAGGTATCAGAAACTAAACCCGATCCTAAGTATGGTGAGCCTGCTTTAGAAACAACCCTAGAGAATGTTAAAAAAACTCTATGGGATGTTCAACGTCATACACATGATACTCAATCTCGCCTTGATGTAAATAATAAGTCCGGTCCTACCTTTTATGCCAAGAAAATATCTCGTTGGGCAGATAACGATTGGATACTAGACATGCTAAGTGAAACTCTTGTTGAGATGCAAGATACTCTTGAAAATTCTTCAATAGCTCGTCATAGTAAAAGTCCTCTTGAAGAATCTATTGCAAAATTACAAAACTCTACTGTTTCATTCAATGAAAAAACTCTACGTTGGCATGATGACCAAACTAACTTAATGGTCAAAGGTAGTGATCCTCGTGTAGCCAAAGCAATGAAACCAGAACCATCAGCAGTAGAAAAAGCAACAGAAGATAAAATGGTAACAACAAAGAAAACAGGCTTGGGAGTATTAGCTGGATTCTTAAAACAGATTGTTGAAGAACATAAAAAGACTAGAAGGTTATTAGGAGAAGGTTTTTTTGGTAAAAAGAAAAGTGCTGAAGATAAAGCAGAAGGAGCTACAGCTGCCAAAAACGAAGCAAAACAAGAAGAAAAACAAACTGGTTTCTTGCAAGGTATGTGGGAAAATATGAAAGACAAGAAAAAAGATTCTTGGTTAGTTGAAAATTGGGGCAAAATATTAATAGCTATTGGATTACTATTTACACCATTAAAACACATTGTAAAACTTTGGGATTGGATTAAGACAGCGTTAACATGGTCAGCCAAACATCCACTTATCGCAGCTATCTTAGCACTAACTGCTTATTTTACTGGTGGTGCTTTTCTTAAAGCAATAGGATTACTTCTTCTAAGAAAAACAGGAGCAGGCCTAACAAGAATAGGTACAGGAGCTTCAAATCTTTGGCAAAAAGCAAGAGCTGGTAGTCATATGACACCAGCTATGAAAAGTATGTCCAAAGCACGAGCGTTAAATGCAGCACTACCAGGACCGAGAGTTGGAAAGGCAGTACCACTTGGCCGTAAAGTTGGTATGAAAATGGGAAGTATGGCACAATCAACTAAAGGTATCTTTGGTAGTATTGTACAAAAGTTTGGTGCAGCTGGTAAGTGGATTATGAAACTTGGTTCTAAACTTATAATGCCATTAGTCACTACTCCTGTTGGTTGGGCAATCTTAGCAGGACTCGCAATTGGTGGATTAGTTTATGCGTTCTGGGATGAAATCAAAGCAGGACTTAAATCAGCCTTAGGCATGATGACTAAAGCTATTGATAAGGTAAAGTCTATGTTTGCAGGTCTTGACATAATGGCTGGACTTAGAGCACTTGTACCACAATGGATACTTGACATGATAGGACCTGCAAAACCACCAGAAAAAGTAGAACACCCTTCTGGTGAAGTAACTGAAAAAACAGATGTAAGTCGGCGTGAGAAAAAGAAAGCAGATTTTAAAGCCAGAACTGCAGCTGAAGATCAAGGTTACATTGACCAATCATTCTTTACAGGTGGTATAAAAGGTCTAACTAAAGAAAACAAAAAGAGAATGGTTGAGGATCTGAATAATGGTAAACTAACAAGAGCCATGTTAGTAGCCATGTTAGATTCTGGTGATCTTAGTAAAAAGAAAGATGATACTGGTGAAAGTGATTATGGTTACGTTAAGAAATTTTTACAACATCCAAACTTCAAAGCACCGAAAATACCAACTAAAGCAGAAGTAGTAACTACTGATCCTGGAGATATATCAGAAAGTGGTAAAGAAGCACTAAGCACATATAGCAAAGACAGAGCTACAGCTTCAAAAATACGCATTCCACGGAGAAAAAGAAAAGCACGCAAGAAAGCGACCGAAACTCTAGCAGAAAAACTTTTAGATATGCCGCGACCTATGCAAGAAGCTTTAGTTGCACAAATGAAACCTACCATTGTAACTTCTTTAAGACAAAGCAAATATAAAAAAGACCTTGCGGATACTGGACTATGGCAATTCGCAATCAAAAAACCTACAGGAGATTTTGATGAAACAGAAGGACAGGGACCTGACATGGGTCGGAGTGCAAGATCAATAGATGCAGACCAAGCTGCATTTAAAAAAGGTGGATGGGCTGAAGTAAAAAAACTTCGTGCAGCTGAAAGTCCAGATGATAAAATGAATACATTTAACTCAATACAAAAAGAGAACTTGGCTGCACAAAATCAACCAAGTTCTCCTGTAGTTATGACAGCAGTAGATCAATCAAAGACAGTTGCTCCGTTTGAACAAAATCTTATGATGGAAGATAAACTCCATAATAGTGATATTCCAGTCGGAGTAAATCAATAATTACTCTTGTTCTGCTAACTTCTTGAAGTAGTCCAGAGTATCATCAGTCTTTTCTCCAGAAGCAACTGGATCATCTGTACTTTCTTCAATCGTACCAACAAACTCAGATGTACCATCACTATAATCTTTTCGAGCAATTACAGTATTGAATCGAGCTTCAAGTTCTGCATACTGCTTGAAGTTCTTTTCTTCAATAATCTCATTTAGAGGATACTGCTGACTCCAAACTTCTTCCATCTTCTTCTCATCTTTATCCAAAGGACAAACATCAGTAAACTCAGATTTGTCATAGTTTGGAAAACCATCTACTTGACGCATCTTGATTTTAAAGTTTGCACCTTCCCAAAAGTCAAAAGGATTTAATGGAGTTTCATCTTGAAACTCTGGATTCATAACACCCGTAATCTTCTCAAAGATTTTCTTTCCATATCGAAAGAGAAATACTTTGCCTTCGTTATCGGGGTTCATACTATCTTCAACAACATAGATGTTTGAATAGTAATTGAGTTTACGTCTGCGTTCTCTAGCTATGTTCTTATCAGAATCAATACCAGAGTTCCACAAAGCTGTGTTGGCTTTTGAAACAGGATCATCTTTACCAAGAGTGGTTAAAGAGTTTTCGATATACCAACCACCGGGACCTTTGAAGCCATGTGTCCAAATACGAACCCACGGGACATCTTCATTTACTGCGGCAGGGAGAAAACGAATTACTGCATAACCATTACCAGACTTATCTCGTTCTAGTTTCCAGATTCGTTCATCTTCATACGAAGGTTTTTCTGCGAGTTTTTCGACTTGCTTGGAAAGAGATTCCAAATTAGCCATGCGGTTCTTCTTCATTTCTTTAAAACTTGCCATACTTATTACTCCTTATTACGTTATATTATTTTATTACTTTGTATCATCATAT